GGAACCATAAAAAGCTATATACGATATGGTTTTGGAATAGATAAAGCCATGGAACTGGCTATGCTTTGTATAGATTTTGGACTTATAAATAAAAGCGGGGCTTGGTATACTTTAACATCAGTAGAAGACAAACCCAAATTTCAAGGCACCGAAAAAATAAGACAATATATCTATGATAATCCAGAGGTATTTAAAAGCTTATCAGAAGCACTATATGAAACTATGGGCATCAAATGCAGCAAGTAATTGATCTAGATGGTAATACTCAAAATTGGAGCTTGACAGGAGGCATAGCCCATGGTAAAATGAATAATAAGTCCGATCTGCATTTAAAAGCTCGTGGACTATTAAAAGAATGTTTTCCAACTTTTCAGATTTTGGAAGAACTTCCAATACCGCTCAGAAAATCGGAAACATTATATCTAGATTTTTATTTACCTCTACTTAAAAAATGCATAGAAGTACATGGATCTCAACACTATAAATTTACGGCATTTTACCATGTTAATATGATGGGATTTGCTAAACATAAAAAAAGAGACAAAGAAAAACAGGAGTGGTGTGAAATAAATAATATTGAGTACATAGAACTGCCTTTTGACAAAACTATTGAAGAATGGAAAGAAATAATAACAAATGAATACAAAAACCAGTAAAGAAGAAGTATCAGAATGGGATAAAATTCTGGACGAATACGAAACCTCTGTCGGTATGCCAAAATATGTATCAGATTCTATGCCGGAATCCGAGCTTAATGACTATCTTACGATGTCACGAGACTCTTTAGAAAAATTAACTGTTGAAGATTGCGGACAAATAGCGTATCGATTGGGCCAATTTGCTTTCCATATACAGCGCACTATTAATAGAGAAACGGCAAGATTTAATTGGGCAGAGGAAACAATTAAAGAAATTATTGCTGACGATATTAATAACTATAAGGGATATGGTTATGTGGAAAAATCTTCACAGGCTATCAAACACAATGACAAAGCAGCTTCTTTGCAAAAAATAAAGAAATATGCTAAACAAAGATCCGACAGGTTAACATATATAGCTTCGTCAGTTAAAAACCTATCAGATATTTTACTTTCTATTATAAGACTTAAGGGTATGAAACATGGATAATTTATCTCCAGATCAGATCAAACAGATGATTAGTATGTTGCAGGCTATGCTGACAAAGGATACTATATCTGAGTCAAATGATGAGCCCGCACAATCCACTCAGCAACAAACGAATATAATTAAAACTGTTTCTCCAAGACAAGTTAATAAAACTGGAAACCTCGTCAATAGATTCGATGAGATGATGGAGTCTAAACTACATCAAGAAGATAGGGCTATAGATCAAGCATTATCTGTACATTCTCCAACCCCAAGAAACAGAAGATCTTTTGATCCAATAAATGTAGTATGTAGAGTATGTGGAAGAAAAGATTCTGTTAATCCGTCTATGTTGTCGGATTCTCCAAGTAGATATAAGTGTAATAGTTGCGCTAGGAGCCCAGGATGATTTTATCTGATACCGCAGCAGAACGAGCAGTATTAGCCGGTGTCTGCAAATATGGGGACACTGCATATTTAGAAATAACAGATCTGATTCAAGAATCTACATTTACCATAGATAGTAATAAGATTATATATAAATGCTTAAAAAGAATATTTGAGCAAGAACAAACGCAGTCCATCGATGTTGCTATTATTTTTTCCACGGCAGAAGAACTTGGATTAGCTAACGTATTTGCAAAAAAAGAAGAAACACAACACCTAAGAGCGGTTTTAGAATTTCCTGTACATTTAGAAAATGTAAGAAAATTTGCAGCAAGAATACGTAAGTTAGAAATAGCGAGACTATTAAGACAACAACTAGATAAAGCGCAAGATAAATTATTGGAAGTTACAGGATCAGAGACTATCGGTTCTATTCTGGGTATAGCAGAAGAGGCTATTTTCGACTTCTCCTCTTTGTTAAATGACACAGACAATAACCCAGCAACCATTGGAGACAAACTAGAGGAATATATAGATCAACTTATTAATAGTCCAATTGATCAAGTTGGCATACCTACAGGATTTCCAGTTTACGACCAAGCTATTGGTGGAGGCTTAAGAAAAAGCACAATTAATGTTATAGCGGCTCGACCCAAAACCGGAAAAACTCTTTTATCTGATAATATGGGATTTCACATAGCAAATAAACTCAAAATTCCTGTATTAAATATGGATACAGAAATGACCAAGGAAGATCATATTAATCGAGTAATAGCTATGATGACAGAGATCGAAATTAATGACATCGAAACAGGAAAATTTCAAGATTCGCCAAGCAAGGTGTCGAAAGTAAAGGATGCGGTAGCGTCGTTAAAAGAAACACCGCTTTATTATAAATCTATTGCTGGTAAACCATTTGAAGATCAGTTGTCTATTATGAGAAGATGGATAGTAAAAGAAGTAGGACTAAATGCAGACGGCACAGCAAAGGACTGTGTTATATTCTATGACTACCTAAAGCTAATGGATACGCAGGGTATGACCCAAGATCTTAAAGAATATCAAGTTCTTGGGTTTATGATGACTGCTCTTCATAATTTTGCTTCCAAGTATAAAGTTCCTGTGGTAGCTTTTGTTCAGCTTAATAGAGACGGCATAACAAAAGAAAGCACAGATACAGCGAGTGGTTCTGATAGAATTATATGGCTATGTAGTAATTTCAGTATTTTTAAGCGTAAAACACCAGAAGAAATATCAGAAGATGGACCAGAAAACGGTAATAGAAAATTGGTGCCATTAGTTAGCAGACATGGCGGAGGATTAGACGATAATGATTATATTAATTGTTATATGCAAGGCTGGTGTGCTAAGATTGTAGAAGGAAAAACTAGACTAGAATTGGTTAACAACACATCTAAACATTCGGATGGATTTATTATCGATGAAAACAATGAAGAAATCAATCAAGACATCCCGTTCAATTGATCAGTCAAAATTAAAGGTTCTATGCGATGACTTATGTGATCATATAGAAGAGCTATTAGACTATTTTCACTTAGAATATAGATCTAATGAAAAAATGATCTCTATGTGTTGTCCTATACACGGAGGAGATAATACTGGCGCTATTAATTTATATGTGCAAGGAGATTCTTATAGAGGCAACTGGAAATGCAGAACCCATAATTGTGAAAAAACATTCAAAGGTTCTATTATAGGATTTATAAGAGGCATTTTATCTCACCATGAACACGGATGGTCCAAAGACGGAGATGATGTGGTTTCGTTCAATGAGACCATAGATTTTGTCACGGGTTTTCTCAAGAAAAATCTTAAAGATATACATATTTCTAAAACAGAAAAAGATAAACAAAAATTTTCGACAACTATAAACAATCTAAAAAACAATGAATCCCCAATACAAAATTTAGTTACTAGACCAACTATAAGATCTAATCTGGTAATACCGGCTAAATATTACTTAGACAGAGGATACTCTAAAGAAATACTCGACAAATATGATGTGGGGTTGTGTGATAAGCCCAATAAAGAAATGTCTAATAGGATTGTTGTTCCAATATATGATCAAAATCATCAACATATGATTGGATGTACAGGTAGAAGCCTATATTCTAAGTGTGATGCCTGTCAGTCTTTTCACAGCTCTGAACGCTCTTGTCCGGCCCCACACGAACGATATTTATATTCTAAGTGGAAGCATAGTCTAAACTTTAAAAGCCAGAATGCCCTATATAATATTTGGTATGCTAAGGACCATATTGAAAAATCTGGTTGTGTTATTTTAGTAGAAAGCCCAGGTAATGTGTGGAGACTAGAAGAAGCAGGAATTCATAGCAGTGTCGCTATGTTTGGCTGTACTCTAAGCGATAGACAAAAAATTATTCTTGATTCTTCTGGAGCAATGTCTATAGTTATATTGACCGATAATGACGAAGCTGGCCAAAAAGCGGCTGAACAAATAGATCAAAAATGTAAAAACACCTATAGGATAATCAGGCCATCTATATCAAAAAATGATATTGGCGAAATGTCTATAGAAGAGATTCATAAAGAAATTAAACCTATACTGGATAAAATACTATGATTATAGCTTTTGCTGGAAGAAAACAATCTGGAAAAACAACTTCTTGTGAATTTATACAAAAGTACGCTAATGGTATACTAAAACCTTTTAATTCTGTAAAGATTTACAATTTTGCCGACCCTTTGAAACAAGATGTTTGTATGAACATATTGGGTTTGACCAAAGAACAGTGCTATGGTACAGATGACCAGAAGAATGAATTAGTTAATTGTTATTGGGATAATAAACAATTGTCTGCCAGAGAAGTTATGCAAATAGTTGGTACCGATATGTTCAGGAACATGCAAAAAAATGTTTGGTCAGAGGCAACGATCAGAAAAATATTACGTGATAAACCAACGCTCGCTTTGATTGCTGACTGTCGATTTCCTAATGAAGTTGATGCTGTGAAAGCGTGTGATGGTGTCGTGATTAAGCTAAATAGAAATCCATATAATTCCGATCATGCTAGTGAAGTAGCTCTTGATGAAAACTTATACGACCAATCAAATTTTGATCTTGTTATAAATAATCAAACACTATCGGTCAATGAACAAAATAAATTAATTTATGAATTTCTTACAAACAAAGGAATACTACCATTATAATTACATATCTTCGCAGTAGTTCGTATGGTACACATTCTATGTGTCCAATGCAATACTTTATTGAATATAATTTAGGACATAAATCACCGTCCAATAAAAAAGCAGATAAAGGAACAATATGTCACAAAGTTTTCGAAATACTTGCAGAAATTAAATTAAATACTCAATTTGGTAGGCCATATTTTTATGACGATATAATGAACCAAGTAAGTATTGCTGACTATGATTTAGAAAAAATCATTGATCAAGTTTATGATTACTATACATCTCGTTTTACTCATCATGAGTGGACGAGCCTAGACCTTAGAGACTGTAGAAAGTGGGTTCATAAAGCCTTAGAATATAACGATGGAATGTTTGATCCTAGAAATAGAGAAATAGTTAGTTCTGAACAACATTTTGATATAGAAATAAAAAAAGATTGGGCTGCTTATAATTATAAAACAACAGATGGTTTTATTGCTGGAAACTTAGCGATCAAAGGAACCATAGACTTAATGACTAAAGTAAACGATAACACCATTGAAATAATAGACTGGAAAACCGGAAGAAGATTAGATTGGGCCACTGGAGAAGAAAAGACTCTCAGTAAACTACATAGAGATGCTCAATTAATGATATATTTTTATGCTACGCACCACTTATATCCTGATATAGAACACATTATTATTTCTATTAATTTTATTAACGACGGCGGAGTATTCTCTGTGTGTTTTGACAGGCCTCAAATATATGATGTTGAAATGATGCTACGACATAAATTTGAAACCATAAAAAACACATATAATCCGGAACAAAATAAATCATGGAAATGTGGTAAATTATGTCACTTTGGAAAAACAACTTTTGAGAATACCGAATATTTACCGATTATAGAATATAGAGATCATCAAGTTACTCAAAAGGGTCGCTTCATGACAAAATGTGAACAAATACATCATGATATTGATGTTAAAGGTTTTAATACGGTGGTTGACGAATATACAAAAGCAGGATATAGTGTAGGACAATACAAAGCACCAGGAAGCGCATGACCATGCCATCATATATACCATTACATGTTCACTCAATGTATTCTCTTTTGGACGGTCTATCAAAGCCCAGTCAAATCGCAGATCGATGTAAAGAAATTAATGTTAAATCTTGTGCTTTAACAGATCATGGTAATATCGCTGGATCTATCAAGTTTTATACCGAAATGAAAAAAAATGGTATTAAACCCATTCTGGGTTGTGAACTATATATATGTAATGAAGACGCAAGTATTCAAGAAAAAACCAATAAGTCTCTTAGTCATCTTTTGGTATTAGCAAAAAATCTTAAGGGGTGGAAAAATCTAATACAAATAGTTTCCGAATCAAATCGTCCTGAGTTTTATTATCATAAGCCTAGACTTGATCTTAAAAGACTTAAAAATCTTATTGACGGTAATATTATTGGCATATGTGGTCATTTAGGATCTACTCTAGCAGATAAATTAGTTGATAATGATAAAATAGTGGGAGACTGGAGTAATATTGGAAAACAGTATATCAATACTTTTCACGATATTTTTGGTAAAGATAATTTTTTCTTAGAATCACAATTAATGGACAAAGATAATATCCCACTACAAGTAGAACTGTCTGATTGCATTAGACAACTAGGAAAAATAACTAACACTAAAGTTATCTGTACTCCAGACGCTCACTATTGTCGTAAGTCCGATGCTGTTGATCAAAGAATACTATTGTGTAATAATCTTAAAACTACATTTCCAGAAATAAATAGAAAAATAGCTAACAATCAGGAAGTTCCGTTAAGCGCATTTTTTATGTCAGATAATTTTCATATATTATCACAAGAAGAAATTGCTAATTTACATAGTGCAGAAGAGATAGAGAATACCAATTATGTAGATTCTATGTGCGAAGAATATGATATTCTTAGTAAACCTCATCTGCCTCCGTTTAGTTGTCCAGCTGGATACACAGATGCAGAATACCTGAGACAACTGTGTCGTGATGGATGGAAAAATAAAATTGCAAATCATATATCAGAAAACGATCAGTCTATTTATGTGGATCGTATAAAATATGAATTGAGCGTATTACAGGGCGCTAATTTGTCTAGTTATTTTTTAATTGTTCAAGATATTGTAAACCATGTTAGAAATCATGCTTGGCTTCCTGGTCCCGGAAGAGGAAGTGCTGCTGGATGTTTAGTATCTTATCTTATTGGGATTACTAATATTGATCCTATTAAATATAATCTAATGTTTGATAGATTTTATAATGCTGGTCGTAATAGTGCTAATCACATATCTATGCCAGATATTGATGTTGACGTTCCAATAGATAAGAGAGAACAAGTTATTCAATATATTAAAGATAAATATGGTAATAATAAAGTTTCTCAAATGATAACGTTTAATACTATCAAAGGTAGAGGCGCATTAAAAGATGTCTTAAGAGTATATGGTCATATTTCTTTTGATGAAATGAACCAAATTACAAAACACATACCAGATGAAGCAAAGATTGCCGATGAATTACAAGAAATGAAAGAAGAAACAGGAGAAGCATCGATTATACGCTGGTCACTAGAGAATAATTCGGATAAGCTAAAAGAATGGTGTTGGATTGATAATAATGATGAGTTACAAGGTCCACTTGCCAAGCGTTTTGAGCAGGCTATTAGATTAGAGGGTACAAAGTCTAATCAATCAAAACATGCGGCTGGTATTGCCATCAGTTCCGATCCATTAAAAGACATATGTCCTATGGTGTATG